CCTTTTTTTTCACGTTTACAAGTTTCGGCTATGGGAAGTAGGGGGCCATCACCGCAACCAATTGCGGTATTGAAAGCAAAAGGCACAATAAACGTTACACGTGCCAACGACCAGATTGCAGACGCCAATGCGTTGGACTGGGTACACGATACCATACCAACGCCGCCGGAAGAACTAACCGAAAAGGCCAAAGAAATATGGAACGCTCAATTAATACAAGCCCATAAAATGTACGGATACATTTCGTTTATTGATTTGTCTTTATTTAAAGAATACTGCTATGTTTATGCTGAAATGGAATGGTTAAAGGCAAACACAAAAGGCCGAACATACACGGATGAAAAAGGCAACATAAAAGTTGATCCATTGTACAATGAACTAAACAAAATCCGCAAAGACTTTTTGCGATTGTCGCAAGAATTTGGGTTTAGCCCATCGGCAAGAACACGAATTCAGTTGCAACAAAAACCGGAAGAGAACACGGACATTTATTCAGATGGCATATAAAACGGATTTCACAAAAATAGATTTAGATAAATACTACTTTGATGAGCGGGTTGCCAATCTGGTGGTGAAGTACATTGAAGATAATGTGAAGCACGTGAAAGGTGACAAAGCTGGGGAGCCATTTATTTTGGAGCAATGGCAAAAGGATGACATCATCAAACCGTTATTTGGATGGAAACATAAAGATACAGGATTAAGAAAATACACAAGTGCATACATTGAAATACCAAAGAAAAGTGGTAAGTCATTCTTGGCTGCATCGATTGCGTGTATATTTTTAGACATCGAAAAGGAAGGTGGGTCAGAAATCGTTTCTTTGGCTTGGGGAAGAAAACAAGCCAGTTTAGTTTTTAATGCAACAAAAGAAGTAATACAAAAAAGTCCAAGATTAAAAGCAAAGTGTAGTATTTATAGAAATTCAATCACTGCACCTGATCACATTGGTGGTTTAAAAACATATCAATGTTTATCAAAGGAAGCTGGTGGTGAGGATGGAATAAATCCTCAATTAAGTATTTGTGATGAACTTCATGTTTTTAAGAACAATGAAATTCTTGAAATGGTTGAGAAATCACAGGGTGCAAGAAAGCAACCTTTGAGTTTTATAATTACAACTGCGGGGTCTGATTTGTACGGCATAGGCTACCAACGCCATGAACAGGCCATTGATGTGGCAAAGGGTATTGTTGAAGATGAATCACAACTTGTTTGCGTTTACGGTGCAGATAAGGATGATGATCCATTTGATGAACGTACTTGGAAAAAAGCAAATCCAAACTACAATATCAGCATTGGCAAACGTGCTTATGAAAAAGAAGCAACCAAAGCAATGGTAAGTGCAGCAAGTTTGAACAGTTTTAAACGATACTATCTTAATATTTGGACACAATCAAAAGACGGATGGATTAATGACGAAATATGGAACGCAAGTCAATGGGATTTTGATGAAGAAATTTTAAAAGATTACCCGTGTTTTGGCGGCTTGGATTTGTCATCACGTTCAGACATCACGGCGTTTTCTTTGGTGTGGCAAATAGATGATAAATTTTATTCAAAAAATTGGTTTTGGTTGCCGGAAGATAAGGGGACACAATCGGCGGACAAAAACAATATCCAATACCGTGAATGGGTGCGGGATGATTTAATTGAAGAAACAAGCGGCAATGTGATTGATTATGATTTTATTATTCACAAAATGGGTGAGTTAAGAAAGGAATATGACATAAGGACCATTGCTTATGATAACTGGAACAGTCACCACATTGCACCAAAGTTAATGGATGAAGGGTTTGATTTGGTAGAGTTTCGCCAAGGGTTTAAAAGTATGACCGCACCAACAAAAGAAATGCAAGCGGCCATTGAGAGCAAAAAATTCAATCACTTTGGCAATCCTGTATTGCGGTGGATGGCCGGAAATGCGGCGGTGAAATCAGATCCATCGGGGAACATCAAACTGGAAAAGGATATTAAAACACCAAACAAAAAAATTGATGGATTGATTACCAATATTATGGCGTACGGTTTATGGCTTGATGGAGGTGATTCGGGGGCAAGTTATTTGGAAGAAGGCAATTTGTATATAATGTAAGAAAATGAAAATACCAAAAAAGATTTACGATGTATTAAACAATAAGAAAAACTTTGATTTCTTGTTTTTAGAAATGTTAAAAGAAAATGGCAGTGAAGACGCCTATGATTTAGCACTTGAAAAGGTTCGAGAGTATGCACCAAATTTTAGGCATTACAAAGACTTTGACAGCTACCGGGTAATATTGTCAACAAATAACAACAAAGAAATTGAAGTACCGAAGGAAATCATTGAAGCGGTCACGGCTGGGATTGATGATTTATTTCATAAGCATTTGAAAAAAGTTAAGATTCGTAAAATGGCCTATGATGCAACGGTGAAGGACATAAATAAATATTTGCCAAACTACAAACCGCACAGGAATTATCAAAGTTTTAAGGCCTTGCAATCAATTAATTTTAAGAAAAAAAAATAAATTCTTTGTAATCTAATTATTATGTATAAATTTGTTGTACAATAAAGGAATTAAGAAATGAAAAAAACAATAATAGTAAATGGAGAAAAACAAAAAGTAGACTATAAAAAAGTAGTTGTAAGTGACTATGAAAATAAAAAAAGTTTTAGTAAAGACCACTGTAATCCTAACGAGGTTATATGCTCAGAGGATTGTATCTATACTTTAAATAACCAAGAATATAATGTAACCATAAAATATAAATCTACATCACGCATAGATAGTTATGGATGGTATGGGCAAGAGATTCAGCATATATTTAAAAATAGGATTTACCCAAATGACAAACAACTATTACAAGCAATTTTTGATAGTCAAAAATAAAAGTCTCACAGTATTCGTACAGAGCAGCCTCTTATAAATAAGGGGCTTTTTTTTAGTTAAATTTATTACATTTTATTTTTATTTTTTTAAATCACTTTTGCAATAGTGAAATTTTTGGGTCTTGAGATTAAACGAATAAACCCGTTTTTGGCAGAAAAAAAAGGGTTTTTAAATGCAACCTTTGGTGGTGTTGTTGGTAGAACACCGGTGACAGAAACCACGGCAATGGGTTTGTCAGCGTATTGGGCGGGGGTTCGTAGAATTACCGAATCGGTGGCGATGTTGCCTGTAGAAGTCTTTAAAAAGGCTAACGGGAAACGTGAGATGGTTAGCCATCCGGTTGAATACCTTTTGAACGCTGAAGCAAATTTTGAAAGCATATCTTTTGACTTCACACAAATATTGATCACATCAGCAATAAACCACGGAAATGGTTTGGCAATCATTGAGCGTGATTCATTCGGAACACCAACGGCTTTAACAAATGTAAGCCGCGAAATATGTGAGCCGTTAAAATATGACGATGAAATATTTTGGAAAGTTGAAATAAAACTTGCATCGAATAAAACAGAAACACTACTTGTTGCGGATAGAGACATTATAAACCTTCGCGGGTTTGGTGTTGATCCGGTTATTGGCATGAGTGCTATCCAGATACACAAGCAAAATCTTGGTTTAAGTATTGCGGCACAAGATTATGGAGCAGATTTTTACAACAAAGGAACGCGAATTGATGGTTACATTGAATACGCGGGGACACTAAAGCCGGAAACCAAAGATGCAATCAACCAACAATGGAGTGCGAACTATGGGCCAAACGGCACACGTGGCACGGCCATACTTGATGCGGGTTCAAAGTATCACCGGATTGGAATGCCACCGGCTGATGCTGAATTTATAGCAACCAGGAAATTCCAGAAAAACGAGATCGCCACAATTTTGGGCATCCCTTCGTTTATGATCAACGAAATGGATGGGTCAACTTATTCCAACGTTGAACAGATGGGCATTGAGTTTGTGACGTATGGCATTGGGTCATGGATTGAGAAAATTGAGCAGGAGTATAGACGGAAGCTATTAAAGGACAACGAAAAAAGAGATTTCTACTTTAAACACAACGTTGACCGCTTACTCCGTACCGATGTAAAAACAAAAGGGGAGTATTACCGCTTGATGACCGATATAGGAGCGTACACAATCAATGATGTACTTGAATTGGAAGATAGAAACAGCATTGAGGGTGGTGATGAGCGTTATGTTCAAATAAACCGTATTCCAATAGACGACATTAAAACGTACTACAAAAAAGACAATGGCGAGTTATAGCGATTACCCGGAAGCGGTTTCCAACAATGCAAAACGTGGCATTGAACTAAATAAAAAAGTTGGGAATAAATGTGCCACGGATGTAGGGAAGCAAAGGGGGCAGCAACTTGCACAAAAAAAGGCGGTAAGCGAGGACACAATAAAACGGATGTACTCGTATTTATCGAGAGCTAAAGTCTACTATGATCCGGATGACAATGAAGCGTGTGGCACAATCTCATATTTATTGTGGGGTGGTAAATCCGGGTTAATATGGTCCGAAAGCAAATTAAAAGAAATTGAAAAAAATAGAAAAGTAATGAATAAAATTGATAGATTAGTCGAATGCCGTGGTGTTGATGTAGAAAACAGAACAGCACAATTTGTAATATCAACCGAATCGGTTGACAGACATGGCACAGTTTTTAAACTTGACGGTTGGGATTTGTCGACATACGATAGAAACCCAATTGTTGGATACAACCACGATGTGAGCGGATCAAATCCTGATACAATTATCGGGACGTCACGAGTTTTTAGAGATGGTGACGCATTGATTGGTGAAGTGACATTTGAGCGTGAAGGAAACAATCCACTGGCCGACAAAGTATTCAATAAAATGCAAGATGGCATTCTAAAGATGGCAAGTGTTGGAGCAATTCCACATGAGTACAGATATGGCAAAGGTGACGGAGAAGATCGCGACACCGTATATTTCACACGTCAGGAGTTGATTGAATGGTCAATTGTTTCAGCGGGTTCAAATCGTGACGCATTTAAGCGAAGTTCTGACCAAGTTGATGAACTTAAAAAGACACTGGAAGTTGTTGAAGAAGCACCGGTTGAAATGGGACTTGATACCAAGGCGGATTTAAGAAATTTCGCAAAAGTTAAAATTGTTACAAAATACCTTTAATTAAATTATAACATTTGTAACATTAAATTTTTAAAAAAATGAGAAATAGTAAAACAATAAGAGAAGAAATAGGTGCGGCAAAAAGCACTTTGGACGCTCTTGAAACATTGGTTACTTCTGAAAATAGAGATTTTACGGAAGAAGAAAAGGTATCTTTTGATACAAACATGGAAGAGTTATCACGTTTAGTTGAGGAACTCCCAAAAACAGAAAAAATGGAAGAAATAAGAAAAAACGCGGCTAACCTTGGAGGTACGCCCGTATCAGTAGAGACGAAAGAGGAAAGAGAAATTGTAAAAGATTTTTCTTTTGGTAAGGCAGTACGTGCAGCATTCGGCGGCAAACTTGACGGTTTAGAAGCAGAAATGGCACAAGAAGGTGAAAAAGAAATGGCAGCAATTGGCCGTTCTTCAAACGGGATTGTGATACCATCAATGGTGTTGAATAGAGCAGTAATCACTGAAAACGGAACAACTGGTGTTGAAGCTCAAAGTTTTGTGGATGCGGTTTATGCAAACACAATACTTGATGATCTTGGTGTGACACGTGTAAGTTCTACAACTGACCAACGCATTCCAATCCTTGGAGCGGTTACTACACAGTGGGAAACTGAAGTTTCTGACGCAATAGATGGCGGTTCAGCAATGAGCAAAAAAGACCTTGCACCAAAAAGATTGGCTGCATACGTTGATTTCAGTAAGCAAGCAGCAATGCAAGCAAACGAATCAATTGAAGGTGCTTTGAGAAACTCAATTGCACAAGCAGTAGGTGCGAAAGTTGAATATGCTTTATTCACTGACGATTCAGCAAACGGGGCTTATGATTACCTTGGTAATGGTAAAACAGCATTGACCAATGCAGACATCACTGATTTGATGATGGCATTAGTTGAGGAAGTACAATCAAACAACCACAACCGTGGCAACCTTGGTTTTGCAATCTCAAACGATTTGTTCACAGAAGTGTACACAGCTGCACAAGTTAGTGGCGTGAATCCTTTGATAATAAATGAAATGATAATGGGCGTAATGGCGAAGTTTAGCAATCAAATTGCTGACATCACAAACCCAGCTGTTTATTATGGAGATTTTAGCAAAGTTCAAATTGCACAGTTTGGTGGTGTTGAAATCCTTATGGATCCGTACACTCAGGCTATCAAAGGAACAAACAGACTTATCTTAAACTCTTATTGGGATGCAGCACTTGTACAAGATGCCGCTATCAGCGTAGGAACTTTCGGATAATTTTTAAACTCTAATTTTATATAACAAAGGGGTGGGGTTTGCCCATCCCTTTTTTTTTGCGTGATGATAAGAAATAAAAAAATAACAAGCTACACACCGGCGGGTGACTGGGCTTTGACATTAGCCGAAGCAAAACGACATTTGAACATTTTAGATTCATCTTTTGATGACATCATAAATGATTACATATCATCAGCACACGTAATGTTGTACAATGAAGCGGCGGTACTTGTAAAGGGGGCTGTAATTGGCTACATGGACGAATGGCAAGATTTCCGCGTTGATGTTGCACCGGTTGACACCGTGGCAATATATTATTATGACAGTGCAAACGTTCGCACATTGCTCGATACGTCAAAATACATTTGGAACAATGGTCTGTATTCTTATATTGAGATATTAGACAACGCTCCAAATTTAAATGACCGTGATTGGCCAATTGAAGTTGAAATCGTAACACTTGCAAATACTGATGCAATGGTGAAACAAGCGTTGCGAATGATGGTTTCAGATATGTTTGAAATGCGACAAAATGAAATCATTGGGAGCGTTAAACAATTAAGCCGGGGGACGCAATATCAAATTTCATTAATTAGCCAACGGACAGAAATATGATGAACATCGGCCGACTGGATCGGAAAATAGTAATTGAAAACCAAACGTTTTCAAATAATAGCATTGGTGAATACACATCAAGTTGGTCTGTATTCCATACAACATTTGCATCAATCAAAAAAGGTGGTGGCAATGAAAAGGTTGAAGCGGATCAAATAACGGCCACAAACAAAGTGCGGTTTAAAATACGGTTCTTTGATGGCATCACGGAAGCAATGCGGGTTGTGTACAATGGTGCATATTATGACATCATAGAAATACAAGAATTGGACCGTGAGGGGTTATATTTAACAGCAACAAAAAAACTATGAGTTTTCAAATAGAAGGTATTGAAGCAGTTTCAAATGAAATCAAATCACTGTCAAGTGATAAGATGAAAAGGCGTGAAATACTGAAAGTTTTAAGAAGGCAATCAAAGCCATTGGTGAATGCTATGAGACAAAACGCACCGGAATCTGACAATGTTATTATTGTAAGAGATAACGTATACTATCCAGGCAACTTGAAAAAAGCCATTGCCATAAAAACATCACCATCAAAGAAATATCCAAATGTGTTGGTTGGTCCAAGATATGGAAGGGGTGCTAAAAAATATGATGGGTTTTATTCTTTTTGGGTTGAGTATGGACTTGGAACACACGAAACAAACCCAACTGGGGCAAAGAACTTTGTTCAAAAAACTTGGACACAAAAGGGTGAATCAGTAAAAACACAAGCAAGTTCACAATTAAAAAAATACATTGATAAAAAAGCAAAAACATTAAATTTATGAAAATAGAATTGACACAAGATTATGCGGTAGTGACAAGGGTGTTGCCGGAAGGAACGCAAATGAGGGTATCCAACAAACTGGGCAAAGAACTCATTGAATTGGGGGTTGCAAAAAGCTTTGATGGGTATACACCGGAAGAGGAAGTTGAACACATTGTTCAAATAGCAATGGACAATGAAGAAAAGCCATTGCCAAAAGTTAAAAAAGTTACAAAAAGAAAAAAGGCAAACGATTAAGTTTGCATTAATAAAAATAAAAAATTATGGCAAGCACTGGAATCCTTAACGGAACATTAGCAAAAATACAAGTGGGTGGCGTGACAGTAGCACACCTGACATCAAATAGTTTGACATTTGACCATTCAACACGCGATGCGAGTTCAAAAGATTCGGCGGGGTGGAAAGATAGTCTGGAAGGGCAAAAAGGGTTTAGCGGTTCAGCTGAGGGCTTTTTTGCGGAAGATGCAACATACGGGTTTGAGGACCTTTTTGATGCGTTTGCATTGAGATCGCAAGTTACCGTGACATGGACCACAGACGTGGCCGATGATGTTGAATACTCGGGTGGGTGTTACATTACATCACTTGAAAGAACTGACGGGCTTGAAGAATCAAGCACATTTTCTGTATCGTTCGAAGGAACGGGTGCAGTAACAAAAGCAACTGTTTAGGGGGCAGTTTATTTAGTTAGTACATAACAAAGGGGTGGGGTTTACCCACTCCTTTTTTTATATAAAATTATGATTAAAATTAAAAACAAAGAGTACAAATTTAAATTCGGATTCAAAGCAATTTTATTGTTTGAAAAAGAAACGGGGCAACCAATTGCGGAATTGGGTGACAACATCAAAATGGCAGACGTGGTTGATATCGCATATTGTGGTATGAAATCGGCGGGTGAAAAAATCACAAAAGATTTCATCATTGATGCTATTGACGAAGATATGTCCTTGTTAAATGTGTTTACAGATGCAATGTCACACGATATGGCAGCAATGAACGTGATTAAGGGCGAAGCAAAAAAGTAAATCAACCGTTGATTAGTTGGATAAGGGGGTTTGTATTGGGCGTGTTGAATCAAACCCCGTTATCCTTGAATGACTACTCACTGGTTGAGATTAAAGATGCGTTTGTTGGCTACAAAATAAACCAACAAATCAATGAACGTGTCTCCTGGGAAACAGCACGTTTTATTTCTTTTGTATCTTTAAAAGCGGCGGGGAATAAAAAAATGAAAAGCCCGAATGATTTGATGGTGTTTGATTGGGAGAAAACAGATACTAAAAAAGGCACGAGGGGAAATAAATGGACTAAACAAGAAATTGAAAAACTGAAAAAACAAAAGCCCGGATGGTTTAGATAATAATGGCAAAAAAAAGTATTAATATAAGGGCGGGTTTTGATTTAAAGGCGTTTTCAACGTCTTCGCAAAACCTCACAAGATCGCTTCAAAAGACTGGGGCAAAAATGAAATCCATTGGTAAATCAATGTCGATGTCATTGACCGCTCCAATTGTGGGGCTTGGTGGGTTAGCCGTTAAAACGTTTGCAGATTTTGAGCAATCAATGGCGAAGGTGCAAGCGATAAGCGGTGCAACGGGAAAAGATTTTGAAGCATTAACACAAACAGCAAAAGACCTTGGGATTTCAACAAGGTTTGCAGCATCGGAGGTTTCAGATTTGATGTTGAATTATTCAAAGCTCGGGTTTTCATCTGATGAAATTCAGAAAATAACGGGGGCAACATTAGACCTTGCACTTGCAACCGGTGAAGATTTGGCAACATCAGCAACAGTTGCGGGGGGCACGTTGAGAGCATTTGGTCTGGAAGCATCACAGATGGGTATGGTTACTGATGTAATGGCCAAATCCTTTAGTTCATCAGCACTTGATTTGAACAAGTTTCAGGTGTCAATGGGTACGATTGCACCGGTAGCAAAAGGGCTTGGGCAATCATTGCAGGAGACAACCGCACAACTTGGGGTATTAGTCAATAATGGTATTGAAGCATCAACCGCTGGAACGATGCTGAGAAATATGATGTTGAAAGCCACCAAAGATGGGTTTTCAATGGAAGAAGCGTTGAGTGATATAGCAAGTTCAACGGATAAGGCGGGCACATCATTAAAGTATTTCGATACAAGGGCAACAGCCACGGCATTGGTTTTAGCTGATAACATTGACAATGTAAAATCTTTCAATGCTGAATTGATGGATGCAGGTGGATCAGCAAAGGCGATGGCCGATATAATGGATAACACTCTTGAAGGGTCAATGATGAAATTGAAGTCAGCAACGGAAGGTTTGGGGATTTCATTCGGCGAAGTTATAGCTCCGGCGGTTAGTGCAGCGGCTGATGTGCTTGCAAGTATTGCGTTGAAGTTTTCAAACTTATCAGATGAAAGTAAAAATATTATTGTAATTGTTGGTTCATTAGCTGCCGCAATTGGCCCATTGATTTATGTAGTGGGGCTTTTAAGTGCGGCACTTGCTGTTTTAGCAGCCAATCCAATTATGCTTACTATTGGACTTTTGGCAGCTGGTTTTATCGCATTACAAATAGCAGCAAATGAAACAAACCGTATTTTTGGGTATGTTGAAAAAGCCACTAAAAAGATGAGTGAGGCATATGATCAACTTGGTGCTGAAATAGCTAAAATAAATGAGATAAAACAGAAAGGTTCAAGTGCATCACTTGAAGAAATAAAATTATCAGTACTATCAACAAAAGCCACAATAAAAAAGACCAATGCTTTAATCAAAGAAAATTTAGAGCGTAAAAAAATATTATTAGCACAAAAAAAGGAAGCAATGGCACAAGCCATGCAAGCTACAAGGGCTGCTGGTAGACAAGGTGAATTTATAGATGTAGAACTTGGGAAAGTTAAAGGTTTAGAAGATAACATTGCCCTTTTAAGTAGTGAAATTGAAAAACTGCAAAAACAAGGTGGATTAGCAGTTGATGGTTTGACTGAATTAGAGGAACAAATCAAAACACTTGGCACTCCATCTGCAAATGGAATAACCAAAACAACAGATGCACTTGCTGAGGTTGGAAAGCAAGCAGAAAAAGTCAAAATAAATGTGGGCAATATTATGGGGGGTGGTATGCTTGAAAAGTTGGCCCCCAAAATAAAGGGAATAAAACTCCCAGAAATAAAACCAATTGATTTAAAAGTTCATTTAAACAAATCTTCAATTTCAGAGACTGCACAAAACTTATTGGATAGTGTAGATGAAATGGCAATTGAAGCTAAAATAAAAGCCCAAAACCTTGGCGAAGAAATGGGTGCGGCATTATCCAGTGGGTTGAAAGATTTAGCAACGCAAGGGCTGGTTTCTTTTGGTCAATTTTTGGGGGATGTAATGTCCGGCGGTGATATGACAATACAAGACTTTGGTCGTGGCTTGCTTGATTCAATCGGCAAGTTTATGGGCCAATTTGGTGAAGCAATGATCGCAATGGGTATTGCACAAACAATTTTGGATGCATCAATAAAAACGGGCAATGGTCCGGCGGCAATTGTCGGCGGGGTTGCATTGGTTGCAGCGGGTGCGGCATTATCTAACCTAAGCAAAAAAGGGATAGACAAAGGCGGCGGCGTAACGGATACCGGCGGCGGCGGCGGTGTAAATTTCAACAACCAAAACGGTTCACCAGGTTATATGATGCAACTCGAAACAAAGATATCTGGGCGTGACATTATACTTGTACAAGAAAGAGAAGCAGCGTTTAAACGATGAGTGAAAAAATTTTTGAATCACAATTTTACAGTTTGTCGGATCATCAGTACCGTGTTCGATTATATGGCAAAAACTATGTTGGCCTATATGCGGGAATCATTGGGGGAACGGGTAACGTGTTTTATGTCCAAAATGATTGGCGTGATTTCTTGCAAGTTGGGCAAAGTGTAAACTTTGGACCGGGTACAGGTAGCGGAATAGTTGAAGCATTTGAAGCACGTGTTTTGGCTGATGGTGGTATATTTGAGAATGAACAATGTTTGATTGATGAATTTGGGATTGATGTGGTTTCATTCACGTACAATTCCGCAGAAAACCGTACAGAAATAACACTAAATGTTGCTTATGATTCGCAAACAATCATTCAAAATGACATAGGGAGCGTAAACGGTTACATTCCTACATTTAGCCCGGTGATTATTGATTTGGTGAACAATTACAAAAACTCAGATGATTACCTTTTAAGCCCATTAATGACGTCAAGTGTTGATGTCACTTATGGAAACGTGCAAGAAGATCGCACGGGTGTCGATACGGCGTTTTTTGACAGGTTTATTGATTTGTATCTGCAAAGCAATGACGATGAACTCCGCTTGACAATTGAAAAAAATGAATCCGGCTACAAATTAGAATGGGCGGGTAATTTAGTCATGGACTTGATACAATGGTCAAACGAAAGCAGCCCGCGTGAATACGTGTTCCGCGTGATAGACGGAATTGACAGAATCAAAGACGTGGAGTATGTTGGTGATGTTGACAATTTACAAAGCCGCAAAATAAAAGATGTCATTTTTGATGTGCTGGAATTAAACGGGTTGACCGAATTTTGGGGAGATTCAGATGTTTATCTTCGCGAGAGTGTGGAATATGAAGCGGTTGATGTAACGGGTGTAAATGGTAGTGACAGTGTAATTGATTACACTTATTTGTATGAAAACCTATTAATGAACAAGCAAGCGGAATCCAAAGATGACCGCGTGTTTTTGTCCGGGTATGATATCCTGTATGGAATAATGGAAATGTTATCGTGCAGAATGATGCACACAAACGGCCATTACTATATGCAGCAAATCAGAAATTACGATACAATCACAATCGTAAACCGTGACTATGTGAAGGGCAGAACGTACAGCCAAGGCAACTATACACACTCCAATACATCAATGCGTGTTTTGGCGGGTGGTACGTTTGGTTATATTTACGGGATTAAGCAAGCAAGGATTGAAAGTGAAAACAAAGATTTTATAAATATCGGTCAACTGCCGCCAG